TCCTGTGTGCTCCATCACGATTCGGGACTCACCTTCAACAGAGTTGATGAGTTCTACAAGTGAATTGATGTCACTGGTTGTGTGTTTGATTTCAAAAGGTGCGGAAACAATTTCACCGAAAGGTCGCATGATAGCAACCATACTCTTACCTTTTGAGACATCGATACCTACTGCGTTCATAAATTGTCACTCCTTAAGATTATTGCAATGGATAAGTACCAGTTTTACTCATTGCCTATTCAATCTACTGTGGTGTGACACGAATGCACCTATGGCGATTCAACCTGCATAAAACGAACGCTGCGAATGAGGAGCTGGTTATCAGTCTTTTTAACGGACGCGAAGTCCAAGAAAGGAAACGATATCCAATTGCTACCTACATTCTAACAGCTTAAGCAACAAGATGGATAATTCCTTACTGGATGTAAGGGATATTAACCATAAATATATTGTAGTAGAAAGGAGATTACGAAAATGAGCAAAATTAAGAGAGAAAAATCAAAAATGGAGTTATGGGCTGAAAATGAGGTAAAGATTGCTTGCCATCGTAAAGGGGACGAATTCGATTATGGTTGTGCCAGCTATGAAAGCGCACTGAAAGCATTTAAAACCCTTTGCAAAGATGAACATTCTGGAGCGAGTATTATGTTTACTAAAGCTATTCTCAATCGAATGATTACTGGTAAGCCTCTTACACCAATCGAAGATACTGAAGATGTGTGGAATGAAGTACACGGCAGAAAGGATGCTTCTAAACATTACCAGTGCAAGAGAATGAGCTCTCTGTTCAAGGATGTTAAACCCGACGGAACTGTTAAGTATACAGATGTGGATCGTTTTCATGGAGTCAATATTTCCAATCCACATTGTAGTTATCACAGCGGTTTGATTGATACTGTGATGAGCGAACTATTTCCTATCGCAATGCCTTATATGCCTTTGATCGACGCATATCGTGTTTTTACAGAAGATTTCCTAGTAGATCCAAAGAACGGCGACTACGATACGGTTGGTATTTTATATGTAGTAACCCCTAAGGGTGAAAAAGTTGAAATCAACCGATATTTCAAAGATGCACCGGTAGGATTTGCTGAGATTGATGAAAAAGAATATCTGGAGAGAAAAGAAGCAGCAAAAGCACGACTAGAGAAAGCTGGTGATAATAATGCTTAATTTTATTATCGGATTTATTATTGGCGTTATTCTTGGAGTCTTTATGCTTCTCTTTGTACAGGGAGGAACAAGATGAAACGCTATAATTTTATTAAAGGGATGAATAGTAACTTGGAACTTTCTGATAAAGAACGTCGGCGCATATTAAGACGGAGTGTAGAGAAAGATCCATGGAAATTGAAGTGTACCATTGCTATGGAAGAATTTGCAGAATTACAACAGCAGGTAAGCAAAGAAATTCGAGGATATCACGATCAATATGGACTCTTGGAAGAGATGGCAGATGCTTATATTTGTCTGAATTTCCTTGAGTCCATTTTTAATATTAGCCCGGAAGAAATTCAGAAGGCTATTGATGTGAAATTATATAGAGAAAAGGGGAATCTCAAATGAGTAGAAATATTGAAATCGCAGGAACCATATCTTTCGGTGGAAAGCTTCTTAATGTGTATGGAGATCTTGATGCTCCGTTATTTAAGGCTAAGGACATTAGCCATGTTATCGAATATAGTTCTGGTAACGAATGGAAAATGCTTGAGATGTGTGAAGACGACGAAAAGCTGAAACTACCAATGGTAGTAGCAGGTCAGCGGCGATCCGTCAACTTTGTAACTGAGAATGGGTTGTACAATATTCTTTCCCAGAGTCGTATGGAGATCGCGAGAGCTTGGAGACGAATTGTGCATGACGAACTCATTAACATGAGAAGAACCAAAGGGCGAAATATCGCAGAGCAATTTGAAGAATGGGACCATGCTCTGGATAATATCTACTTTGATGAAGAAACTGGAAAACTCATGCAGTCAGTAACTGTGCAGGGCGGAGACGTTGAGCAGATTCCTTATGAGGAAGATTCAGATGGAGATTGATAACGTTAAGGATTGCATAGAGGTCAAAATTCATGCTGGATTAGTTATTGACAATAAGACTTTTGAATTGTGCATGGGCTTAATTGCTGCATATGCCAGAAACGAAGGTCTGAAGGGATTGGATATTCGTTTTAGCGATTTTGGTGGAGGATATTTAAAGAAGAAACAAAAGAATGATATTTAATAATGCGGTTTAGGTCACAGTGACGACTTCCAGGTACGAAAAACTACCTAAGCGGAATGAATGTAACACGAGAGTTAGCACCCCGGACGACGCGGCATAGTCCACCGCCCGCATTATTTTGAAAGGAGAAAATCGTTATGAGAAAAACAAAACATAATGCGTTGGATGAAAATGCGATTTATGGCGCGCCTATTTGGAAATCCGATGGAGCAAAAGGCTCCGGGTTTGTTGAAGATTATAACAGGGAATTGTCACCACATCCTTCTTTTAGTTGTGGACTTACTCCTGTATCTAAAAACGTTTTTATGAGTTTGACTATTCACAGAGGAAGGGGAGGACAATGGTAGAGTTTGTTGGGAACTGGGGAGAAAGACCAGAGAGCGAAACAGTAAGATGGAGAAATGATGTAACGGCTGCTAAAGAGCTTTGTTACCCAAAAGATGTTGTGAGAAAAATTGAGGATGAATCTGATCCGTACAAACGGCAGCGGATGCTTTGCGATGCAAGACACAAATATTTATAATGTATGTTCTTTTGAAAGGAGACTATGATGTACAGCTTTAAGATTTTTATATTTTTATGGATTCTTATTGGGGCAATATTTTGCTTATATGCTCTTTCCACTGACAAAATAAAAGTACTTGTAAACGAGAGACCTCTTTTGGAAACAGCCATAGCTATGATGTATGCCATGATTGCTAGTCCATACTGGCTGATTGCGGGAATTATTAAAGTACTGTTTAGTAAAGGGTGACGGAAAAGTGAAAAGCGAAATTACTTATAAAATCATGGTATCTCGTGCTGATTCAGATGCTATTAAAGATTTGATCGATATTTTGGAGAATTGTCCGATGGGATTGAATAACGACGATTACGTGGAAATAATGAAAACCATAGCTTATCACAACTATGAAACCGATATTGAAGGCGTAGAAATCGAGTATGAGGAGGATTCAATCATATGATATTTGTAATAAACAACTTAAAGTATGATACGGATAAGATGGAGCTTATCTCTGATAAATGTGAATATTGGTATAAAGGAGAACTATTAGGTACACCAATGCGCGACTGTGGAGAAGCAGCAAAGATAATTGGCTCTTAACGTATAGATCTAATTATACTACCTATGGAAAAGCATTATATGAAAAAGAGGTTGAGAATATTCTGATTCAATACGATTCGGAAAAGTATGAACAAATATTTGTAGAGGCTATCCCCTATGCCTTCTGGGCGGGGGAGTAGGGCTACTATTGATACGTAGCTGGGTTTTAGGAAACGAAGCCCATGAAAACCGAAATGGTGTCTTCACTATTTTAGTGAGTAAAAGATAGTCCATTAATGGGAAAGAATTTGATACATATAAGGTTGGTACTGTTGCGAACTCCTGTAGTACGATGCATAAGATTGCTGAGAAAGAGTTTACGTTGGAAGATTTCTCGACGGAACATTTGAAAAACAGTCCATTTGATAGGGATTGGATAACCAGTGCTATGGTTGATGAAGACGATAAATCACCTCATAAAGTATGGGCTACACCACTTGACATTCTCCGATATACGATAGAAATGCTAAATTTATATCGCACTGAATATCTTGAAACTAAATCTAAGGATGACTGGTGGCAGATGATCCAGCTTCTTCCGAGTAGCTATAACCAGACTCGCAATGTTATGTTGAATTATGAGGTGCTGGCTAATATTTACAGACAGCGAAAAAATCACAAGTTGGATGAATGGCGAGAGGTTTGTAAGTGGATCGAGAGCCTTCCGTATAGTGAGTTGATTACCGTAGACTCTTGTGAGGCGATAAAAGAAGAAGTCTGGAAGGAAATCATAAAAGTCCGTGAAATTCCAGATCCTTGGGAAGTACATGGCACTGCTGAATACGCTAAAATGTGTCCAGATCAGTTAATAACAATAGCGGAGATGGAGGCTGACGCAAGACGAGCGATACCAGCTGATAAGATTAAGACTGGAAGTAAGGAGGACTGATATATGAAATATATTATTGCAAAAATAATTGAATTTGCAGCGATTTGTGCGGTTGCTATAATTTTAATTAAAATGGGATATGGTGGTGAGACCTGGCAGTATTGGGTAATTTTAGTACTAATGACTGTGTATGGTGGTGCGTTCGCATGCGAGAAAGACAAAGAGGAATTGGAATGACGGTAACGGTGTTTATAGTATTAATTATGACAATCTTCTGGATGCTGCTGCAATTTATTTTACCAGGTTTGAACGATACATTGTGCATCATATTCTATTATCTAACCATGTGCTTACTCGGCATGTGGTGTTTTTATTATATTGGAGTCGTTATGGCGGAAATGAGGTAGAAAATGGATGAGATTTTATGTATTTTAATAATCTTCGTTATTTACATATTGGCGAAGATATTTTAATAGAAAGGAACTATTATGGACGATTTAAAGTGGTGTTTAAAAATTATCTCGATCATGATTGGCGTCGTCTTATATGTTTCTATATGGTGGGCAATGCCATCGGGAGTCAATTATTATAAAAAACATCCAGATAATAACGGATGGAATTTCGTATATCTTATGTACAAGTTTTGGATTATTGGGCATATTATTGCCACATTGCTGGCATTCATATGGGCGTGGAATTAAGTGAATTTGGTTCGTCAGAAAAGGAGAAAAATAATATATGGAAATGAAAAGGGTAAAAGTCGCAACACACGAAGAGTTGGAGATATTGCAGAAAAGTGTTGACGGAATATTAAGTTTTGTATTGGACGTTCGAAATATTTTCGGCTATGACTGCTTTGTTGAAGAAACGGAGGAGGAAATCAAAATCGTTCGTAAATTATATGATTTACTTGTCTTCAGTATGGAACCCGACGATCTGAATGAACAATTAAAAGAGTTAGAATCAGAAGATCCGAAAGCATGCACATTTATTTACCGATTCATCAAAACAAAATTGAATAAATAATTTAGCTGTGAGAGGAGAAAAATAACATGTGGAGAGAAGAGTTAATTTTGAATAAGATATTTGCAATCATTACGATTCTTATTGGAGCGTTGTCAGTCCCGGTTGAGTGGGATGCAACGTTCTTTTTATTTACTTTAATTGTCGGCGGATATCTGTTCTTTGCCAAACGAAACTGGATCGCATTGTGAGGTGACGGTTATGGGAAGAGCCGAGCGAAGAAGAGAACAGAAACAGGAACAAAAATCTAAAACGGTTACATACAATCTCACAAAAGAGCAATTAGATGTAATGGTTCGTGAGAAAATTGGAGAAGAACTTGTACGAATCAAGAGGGAAGCTACCGATGAAGCTGTAAACACAGCACTTACTCTGTTGCTGACCTTACCCTTAGAGGTTCTCATGGACCATTTTTGGAAAAAATCATACCCGCAAAAGATTCCTAAGTTTGCCGATCTTTTGATTGATTATTATGAGAAATGGCAGGACGGCGAACTGGATTTGGATGAGTTAAAAGAAGACCTCTGGAAATATGGGGGAGTAAAATTCAGGGAGGGACAGATCAATGGTAAATGACGATATGAGAAAGAACAGTGAAGGGTATTCTGATCCAACTGTTTACAATGCTTTGAAGAATATTGAGAAGGATGGGGATGAAAGATTTCATAAACTTCTCGATGCGATCTTCACTATTTGTGAGCTTTCCGGGTTCCATATCGAAGAAAGAATCATTGTGAAAGACAAGAAAACTGGTAGAATTTGGAGGTAAAAAGTGACGAATATTTCTAATCTAGGATAGAATTTCGTCTAATCTAGGTTAAAAATCCTGGTAGTAACAGGTCATTTTTCTGCCCACTTTTGGGTTTTAGGATTTGACCAAAGCCCACTTATTTTTGACCAGAGCGAAAAATTTGAAGAAAAATGGAGCAGAAAATCGGAATTTTGGTCAAATTTCTGGCCATTTGCCCGGTTTCTGCCCACTTTTAAAACCCCACTTTGACCACGAAAAACCCAGTATTTATGCGGGTTTGCGGGCTTTTTGCCCACTTTCCCACTTTTTTCTTTAAACTATTATGATAAAAAAATTAATATAATATATAAATATGGCCAATAAA